GTCTACAACTTGAATGTGGTAGAGATTTACACCCCCCCGGTATGCCAGTGGTGGCGCGGGTCGAGCGGTTGCCCGGTTGCTGTGCACCCCACGATGTTGCCGCTTTTTTCCAGCCGCTGTTTGTGGCTGCTGTGACAATTGCTGCAAAGTGCCTGCCAGTTGGTGCTGTCCCAAAACAATTTCATATCGTTGCGATGTGGCTTGATGTGATCGACCACTGTGGCTGGCTCTATCACACCGCGCTGCTGGCACATGGCACACAGCGGATGTTTTGCCAGGTAGCCTGCCCGTGCTTTTTGCCACTTCGAGCCGTACCCTCTTTGCGCTGCTGTCTGGCGGTTATCTGGCATGCTGCGATCCAATGCAAAAACCCCCGAACAGGGCTACTGTGCGGGGGTTGGATGGGTAGCAGCTGGAACAATCTGACGCAGCTACCGACAATTTAGCGGATTTATAACAAAACCGTCCCAATTTAGCAAGCGGTATTTTTGAGACTGTTTTCGTGGAGTGCGTCCATGACCAGCGATTGCACCCGGTGCAGGTTGGCATAAAACGTGTCTTTTTTCGACCAGCCGAGTTCTTTGGTTTTTTGCTCCACGGTCATGCTGGGGGTGCAGTAACCCCACAACACAATCGCCTGGTCCATCGGCATGACACGGCGGCGGCCACGGGCATCCACCCAGTGCCAAGGCTTTCCAGGCAGGCGCACTACTATCCGGTCAATCTCGCTGGCCATGCTGTCGTTGATGCCTGGCGGTGGACGGCTGCAGGGATTGTAATCGCGGCCTATCTCACTGGCAGTCAGTAGGGACATGCGCGCATAACCGGTACCGCCATCCTCACGCCGCATCGACCACAGCGCCCACTGTGCCAGCAGGTTGTCGATGTACGGAATCATGCTGGCCTCCAGGCACCAGCCAGAGCAAACGGCGCGTCCTCGCCGTGCAATTTGTCATTCCGCGCTTTGGCATATTCCTGGTCACGCTTGCGCCTGGCTACACGCGCTGCGGTTTCGGCTGCACGGTAACGCTCAACCAGGTCTGGCACTTCCACCCACACATCATGCACCTGGATTTTACCCACCCAGCGTGAGTTCACGCGCACCCAGCCTGCCGACTCAAACGCCATCAGCCGCTTCATCACCCCGCTTTCACTGGCCACAACACGGTCTGCCAGTTTGGCTATGGCCATGCTGCCATCAGCCTGCAGCACGGCTGCTATGCGGGCAGTTACATCTTGCCTATCCGGTTGCCGTCTGTTTCGTCCCATGTTCACCCCTTGTGCACCGTTGTGCACACCAAAGTCCAAAGGTATGCACAAAATTTAATGTATAGAATCATCCGCATATAACTGATTGTGCACACTGTGCACACTATGCATACCTAATCTCGTATACGTGAAAGAATTATTTTTAACGGGATTGCAGGGTGAGGAAGAAAAAGAGAAAAAACACTCACGCGCATGTATACGCGGGGGCGCGTAGGGTCTGCACAGTGTGCACAAGCAGCGCCAAGCGATTGAATAAACTTGGTAAAACTTGGTGCATACCTTGCGATTAGGGTATGCACAAGGGGTGCATAGTCTGCACAATGATTAATCATCTTTATTCCTAATCGAATCATGGAATTTATCGACATCATTACCCAGCCATCTCTCATGCGGTATTTCAGGGTCTTCGTTATAACCAATGACGAATATGGTTTGCTGGATGCGTCCACCGTTTAACCATATCCAGGCACGGTCTTTGGTTTCGTGGTGCGCCAATAGCGTTGAAAACTTCTGATCGGTTAATGCCCGTTCTCCAGCTTTTTCAGCAGCCCGTTTGTAGGCGGTATATAAATCCACTGTGCGGCAGGAACAGTACGGGTAGCTCAATTCACCCGCTTTCCACCTTGCATGAAACACTTGCCAGAAGGGCAAGCCATACTCAATCACGCGCCGCTTGGCTTCGGTCATGGGTGGCTTGGTGTACTTGTTGAAATCGCCAAGGGCATAATTCAACAGGAAATAATAAAACGATTCGACACCGCCGTTATCAATACAATCCGATACCCGTTTTAATAAACCGGGCGGCAATTCAGGCGGTTTTGTGACAAAAAAGCGCCTATCTTCTAACTCCAACGGTATTGGCTGCAATTCGTTCGACAGGAATACACAATTCAAATAGGAACTATCTTCCCGAGTATCAACAAATTTGGCGTTTATTTGCTGTGTTTCTCCGGTAATCATGTGTTTTATTAAGCCAAGATGATTAAATTTTTCACTTCTGCTTAACACTTCCTCGAATAGAACCATTAGTTTATTCTGACGCCATGAAGTAAACGATGATTCCAATTCTTGCTGGGTTGCGGTTACATTCCATTCGCGGCCGTATATGCGCAACACACAATCATTCCAGAATAGGCTTTTACCCGTGCCGTGCTTATGGCCGAACATCAGCACAGCAGAATCGAGCTTGGTGCCCAGCCGCTGCAGTGGCAACGCAATCCAGCACATGAGGAAATTGAAGTGTTCCAGGTTGTCGCTGCACAGATGCATGGCCAGCTCAACAATGGGCTCACACTTGCTGACATCGGGGTCTGGCACCATGGCAATGCCGGTAAACATGTTTATGTGGGTGGACAAGTCACACTTCTGGGGTGGGTCGAACACCAGATTTTTGTAATCAATCATTTTTCGCAGTGGTGATTCCTGCCAGAACCGCACCACGTCATTGCCGACTGCTGCCCTGACTGCATCCAGCTCAATGATTCGCCGCACCTGGCTGTCCCAAACCGACTTGGTGCCATACAGGAGGGTGTACCGGTCGAGCATATCGGCAACTTTTTCCCCGCCACCCTCCCCGAGACTACGGCCCCGAGGGCGGCGCGGGAGGGCATCAGGGTGAATGGTTCGCCGGTGTTCGTGGTCGCGCCATTCGGTCGCCAAAGGCTTGCCGAACGTGGCGGTAAACCCGCCAAATTTCATCCGTTTTTGGTTCAGGCTATCCCACACATCGGATGTGCCATAAATGATGGCGCAGTGCGCCAGCAGTGCATCTATCGTGGCTGGCAATGACCGGTTGTCGCTTGCGGCTTCCACGTCATCAATTGCCTGCTCGGTTGGCATTGCCGGTGCATCTGCGTTGCTGGCGGGCAAGGCCAGTACTGCAGGACGCAGTACATTTGCAGCAACCTCAAGCCCGTATTGGACGTGGACATCGTTGAAATCAGACCATTTTGGTTCGCGTTTTTTATCGGCCGGGAATACAGGCAGCACCACAAAAACGTTCGGCACCTCAGCAGCTACCGCTTTGGCAGCAATCTCCCCTGCATTGCCGGTCACCCAGTCATCATCGGCACAAATCAGGATGGGGGACTGGGGCAGGATGGTGCGCAATACCCGCGCAACGTGAATTAGATTGTGAGCATCCGCGCCAACAAACACGGGATAGGTGTAATCGAGTGCAGCGCGAATGCTGGCGCCAGTGGCGTAGCCCTCACAGAGCAACACGGGCGCACCGTTGGTTGCTCGACCTAGCCTGCAGGCGGATCCGTTTTTGTCAAAACCCGTGTTGAAGCGTTTTAGTCCTGTCGGGTCAATTTTCTGCAACCCGGCCAGGGATTTTTCGGCTAGGCGCAGGAACGGAATAACGACATGCTCGACGCCTGAGCGGTCGTGCCAGATTCTGGCGGATTCCGCCTTTTTGATTTGCTTGGCAACCAAATATGGGTGAGTGATGCCAGATATTTTATCGGCATGCTCCCACTGGATTTCTGCTCGCCGCGCTGCAGCCTGACCTTTTGCAATCCGCTTGGCTTCTGCGGCTTCGGCATCAGCAGCCCATTTAGCCCGCATCTCAGCCCGTTCGTCCGGGGTGACATCCTCATCCCAGGTAGGCTCTAGTTTGTGCGGGCCATTGCCGCCACACCCAAACACGCCGGAGTAATACAGCTTGCCGTTTCGAGCGCGGTTTTCCCATATCTTATAAAACGCCTTTTTGTTTCTGCCACCGTAGCGGATGAATTTTCCAGCGTTGAACTGGTAACGCTCGGGTGGCTCGATACCCTGCGCCAAGAACTGGCTGGCGACTGAATCCAAACCGCTCATATGGCCAGCCCCATTTGCCGGACCCGCTGGTCAAACAGCAGGCCATAAGCTGGATTTAGCTCGCAGCCTAGATACTGCCGCCCGAGATCTAACGCCACAGCCGCCGTGGTGCCACTACCCATAAATGGGTCGAATACCACGTCACCAGGACGCGATCCGGCCAGGATGCATGGCTCAATCAGCCTGGGCGGGAATGTGGCGAAATGCGCATCAGAAAATGAAAACGTTGGCACTGTCCAGACGCTACGTTTGTTGCGTAGCCCGGAATCATTGGGTGCATTGCCGGTACTGTTGCGGGTTGTTTGCGCACTGTTGTCCACGGATTGTCCATCCGTATACATGCCGCCCCTGAATGTTTTGGCGTTGCCCTTTGCCCGGCCGCGCACTCGGTCAGGCTCAAACCCATGGCCGAATCCAGGCCGATTGTCGTAATCAGAGACAACAGGCTCTTTAATTGAGTCTGCATCAAAATAATACCGGGGCGATTTAGAGAGTAAAAACAGGTATTCGTGGGCTTTTGTGCAGCGGTCGGTGACACTTTCAGGCATGGGATTCGGCTTTGCCCAGATAATATCCTGGCGAAGAATCCAACCATCAGCCTGCAGGGCAAACGCCACGCGCCAGGGCATGCCAATCAGGTTTTTTGCCGGAAACTCTTTTGTTCGTGCAGCGGTACAAATCTGCTGTTGCCCACGCTTACGGCCTGCAAACTCAGCGCCAGACTGCACACTCGGACCGCCTGAACTCGCGTAGCTGTCTCCGTAATTTATCCAGCAGGTGCCATCATCAGCCAGCAGCGCGCCCACCAGGCGGAATACCTCGACCATGTGGCAGGCACCACAGGGCGAGCCAGTTGCCCAACCCAGGCAATCGGCAACGGGTTCGCGCCCCAGCTGGCCGTCAACGCCGTAATCACGCAGTCCCCAGTAGGGCGGGCTGGTCACACAGGTTTGCACCCGCACACCGTCTGAAATCCATTGCCGCATAGCAGACCGGCAGTCGCCTATGTGCAGGTAGTTCATGCCGACACCTTCCGCGCCGGAGACACCCGCCGGGCAGAGCGCGGCAGAACAATCAACTCGGGTAGGTTGGCGCGAACGAGTGCAGCGGCCATAGGCGGGCAGACCGAATTGCCAATCATGCGTACCTGGGCTTCTTTGGTTAGCGTGATCCGCTTGCCGGTGCTGTCGATGCCCCAGTTAATGATGTAGTTTTTCGGGAAACCTTGCGCGTCGGCGAGTTCTCGGGGCTGCAGCATGCGCATCCCTATATCGGTTATTTGGTAGGTTTCACCCCGGACAGTGACCAGGCCGAACCGGTCTTTGGTCGTGACTGTATGCAGCGGTTCGAGCAACTTGGGATCCTGCTCGCTGCCATAGTATTTAACTAAAAATGCGCGAACCAGCGCGGCTTTGCCACCACCGCCGCCGGTAACAGTGCCCATAGGCTCAGCGACTGAATGGCCAACGCTCTGACCGAAATCACGCTGGATATGCGCGGTCACCAAACTGTTGTGGTCTACCGATGTAACGGTGTGGACAGGTTCTGTCAGGGGTGAACCAACTACCCCTGAATAATGTTTCGCCAAAAAAGCCGAAACCAACGCGTGATGGCCTCCCTTGGTTTGCGCACACACCGTGCGCAGCGGTTCGGCTGCAGACCAGCTGCGGGGTGATGAAGCGTTGGCAATTTCGGTAAACACTGGCACAACCAATGCTGCATGTGACTCGGTTGTCAGCGTATGCAATGCTGCAGTAACTGGTCGCGGCTTGCCGGTGTATGTCGGGCCACCTACGCCGACAATAAACGGCTCAGCAGCATTTACCACGTACCGCATAATTCCCTTGGCGATTCGCCTGCACGTAGCATCGGCCAGCGGTTTTTTCCGGTCGAAAATCGAAGGGCAGGGTATTGACCAGTCTATGCATTCGGCGGCAGTGCGCCATGACGGTGTGCCGTGCTCGAAGTGGGTTGGGGCTGGCCAGACAATCGGCTGACCATCGCGCCGTGCAATCAAAAACAGGCGTTTTCGGATGGTTGGAGAACCATAGTTGCAGGCTCGCATCTCACGCCATTCGACTGCATAACCCTGGCGTTTCAGGGCATTCACAAACGCACCGAACTCGCGCCCTTTGCGCTTGGGGCATGGATGCATTTTTCCATCCTCCCCGGCGATCAGCGGCCCCCATGTCACAAATTCTTCGACGTTTTCCAGGAAAATTACCCGAGGCTTTACAGTGGCTGCCCAACGCAGGGCAATCCAGGCAAGACCCCTGATTTTTTTCTCGACCGGTGCGCCGCCCTTTGCCTTCGAGAAATGTTTGCAGTCGGGCGACAACCACACCAACGCAACTGGCCTGCCTTGGGTAATTTCACGGGGCACGACATCCCACACCGATTCACAAAAATGCTGTGTTTCTGGGTGATTCGCGGTGTGCATGGCAACAGCCTGGGCATCGTGATTAATCGCAATGTCCACAGTTCGCCCGAGTGCAAGCTCAATCCCGCAGGACGCACCACCGCCGCCGGCGAAATTGTCCACTATGAGTTCGTGGTGTATGTCCAAGCGCAATTGTTTGCTCATAGCCGACTGGAAATGGATTTCATGTAGTTTTTGATACGGCGACGCTTTTTTCTGCGCCGTTCGGTTTCGTGTCTGGCGGCAGTTTCTTCCTGCCGTTTTTGCTCAACGCGTAACCGGTCCAAGCAATCTGCTGGGTCCTGGAACTGCCAAGCTGGTAGGATCACAACCCGACAATCCGTCTTTTTAATTCGGCGCGACTTTTACAGGTCACGCAGTGCTGCACACCAGGTATGGCTTGGCGGCGCTCAGCCGGGATTTCCTCGCCGCAGGTGACACACTCTTCTGCGGATGGGCCAGTTGGCAGCGCCCTAGCTTGGTGAATTCGATACTCGCGCTCATGCGCTTCAAACTCACTCGCAACGTCCAATGCATCCATGATTTCCCCTAATTTATGTTCAGAAATTTTGCGAGCGTTTTGTAATACGTCAGCTTTTTATCCAGCGTATCCAGACCAATCAACGCGGTACCGCGCAGCAGGCTGCTGCACTCGGCATCGGTTTTGCCCTGCTTAGCGCAGCAGGCGCGTATGAGTTTTTGCAGTTCCAGGCGCTTGACGTTTTTCAGCGTCTTTCTGGATTCATGACCGTAGCTGATTTTCATTTGCATTATTTGGCCTCCTTGTGCGCGGTCAGGTAGGCGTCCAACTGCGGTATGTAGGCATCTTCGGACGACTGCATGAATCCAAGCAGCAGGAGATAACCCAGCGACAGAACACCAGCGACCATCCAATACCGCCACTCATCCATAAATCCCCCTAGAACCGACGAATCACGTCAAACAAAACACGGTAGATGTCACGCGGCATGGCGCGCAGGCCGCGCCAGTAGTTGCGCAAGAAGACAGGCACCATTGCTGCCAACGAAACAAAAAACACCAGCAACATCACCAGCGAATACATCACCCCATAGGGAACAATCACGATCAACATCACCAACAACGCCCAGCGCCAGCGGTTCATTCAAGCCGCCTTGCGGATGTTGGTTTCCGGTTGCGTGTCCTTGCGGAATGCGCTCAGCCCGATTTCCGCTAGTTCGGTCAGGCACTGCAGCATGGCTGGGTGTATTTCAGTGCTGTCTGCACTCACGATCTTTAATCCGAGTGCGGCAAGGAATGCTGGAAGCCGGTTCAACTTCACCCCAGCATCACCGGCAAAAATCCTGCTCACCGTAGATTCATCCACGCCGATTTCATCGGCCAACACCGCACCCTTCACACCTTGCTTCCGCTGCAACATGAGTTGCAACAGCGCCTCATTACTTGATTTGGCTTGCATGGAATTTTCCTTATTCTGGTGAAACGTTGGAGCTACGGAGAAAACGGGTCGGGTAGAGAATTTCCAACTCTGAAATTCCCAGGTGGTCAGCAAGTCGCGCAGCTAACTCCAGCCCGGCGACTTGGCGCATTTTTTCAATGCGCGACAAGTTGCCGCTGTCGATGCCAACTGCGGAACCAACTTCATTCAAGGTTTTTCCTTGGCTGAGTCTTGCACGGCGTAAAGGTGAAATCTGTGTATCCATTCGTTAATTCTGCGATATACACAGAATTCAGTCAAGAACTATTTGCGTCATACGCTTTGTGCGCTGCGCAGAAAATAGGGACAATTAGCTATGAATATCGGACAAGCTATAAGAGAGATACGAAAAGCCAAGAATAAAACCTTGGAGGACATAAGCTATGCGGCAGAAACAAACACCGGGAATCTATCAAAAATAGAACGCGGCATAGAATCACCCAGCCTGGCATTGCTGGAACGTATAAGCAAAGCCTTGAACGTGAAGCCAAGCTATTTGCATAGCTACGCAGAAGACGATGGTCACGTATACCGTATCGAAAAAACTATTGGTTATACGGCAAGCGAACCATCGGCCATATATAGCCAAAATGAGGTCATGATTCCTATCATGGAAGCAACTGCATCAATGGGCAACGGTCACCATGCGCATGAAGCCGACACTGTAGTAGGAGGGCTGAAATTATCCAAAAAATGGGTAGACGATAACCTCAGAACGGCCAGTTCACATGTGAATGTGAAAATTATTCATGGCCATGGCGATTCAATGAGTGGAACATTTGAAGATGGCGATATGCTATTTGTGGATGTTGGCATTGTTGATTTAAAAATCGACGCTGTTTACGTTTACTCTCTATATGATCAACTATTTATCAAACGCATCCAGCGTTATCCAGGCGGAGGCTTGGTGGCAATCTCCGACAACACCAAATACCAGCCATACAAGTTTTCCGAAGAAGACAAAGCAAATATTAGAGTTTTGGGTAGAGTCATTGGCGCCTGGAAATGGGATATTTTCTGAGCAAATTTTTTTACCTGTAAATCTGCGCTTGACACAGAATTGAAGGGCATATATTCTGCGTATATTGCAATTTAATATACGGAGCAGAACATGCCATTACCCATACCCGCACCAATCTCCACCATCTACCGCGCACAAGTAGTCATCAAAAACCGGGGAGAAGAAACGGTTTTTGTCGAGGCTGTCAGTTATTTCGACGCTGCAAAAATTATCCGCCAGGCAATCCCCCTGCTGGCGCAGGTGGATCCACTTCGCGTGGATTTTTACAACATGGAGACGGAGCAGGAACTGTGCGCCCGTGGGCATGAAATGACCGATTACGTGTTCATAGCCACCGACAACCTAGGCATACCCAAGGGCCACGTTCAGGACGCCAGCGGGCATGAACGCGACATCGGCGAACTGGTAGTGGAATGGATGCGCCAGGGGTACCAGATTCAACGCATGACCAAAACCGCCGCCCACGCATTTTTGCGTGACGTGGATTAACCAACCAAATCAGGAGAGAAACATGGGGAACAAATTTATCTATTCAGCAGCAGCGAAGGACATTGAAACCACTCTGAAGGCGGCCGAATATCCAAAGGATGGCAGCGAGGGCTTAGCTTACGCCTTTAACGGGGTTTTAATGGCCAGTAATAATGAACGCGTGCATGTTTCGCATTCGGCAGAAGACTTGCCAGACGGCGTTTATCTTGCTGATTACTGTGGATTGTTATTGCAAGACACCACAAAAACAAGAGCGCTTGAATATATCAATACGGTATTCGTTGCATCAACGAAAGCACCAATACATAAAAGCTGCAGCATACACAATCTGTCTGCCGATTTCGTTGCAATAAAAACGCTGGCCATGCTGGCAGCACATCAAGACGAACCTTCTGGCAGTTTTTTCCACGGCGAAATCAACCAGTCTATTCACATGCAATACCTGCTCGACGCTATAGATCATGCAAAAGAGAATGACGGCGCGATTGCGGAGGTTGTTACACATCAGAAGCAAAATACTGGTGGAGAGCATTTAGCGGTTCAATTCCGCGACTCTCAAAACAGAATAATAGCGATTATTGCCACTATTCACCGAGGTTAAAAACGGTTCGTTGGCCCGTTATTGCCAGCACATTTAAACAACTAAGGAGCAATTATGAAAAACGCTTTTATAGAGTTTCTGGAGGCACAGCGCAAAGGCTGTTTGCTGCCGGAAATCGACGAAGAATTCCGCAACCTGGTCAAGGCGTGTCAAGACACCGGCAAAGTCGGTGACATCACCCTGCACATCAAAATCAAGCCGGTGGGTGAAACGGTCACAGCCAGCGACCAGATTAAAACCAAAGTACCCCAGTTGGAAAAAGGCGCATCCAGCTACTTTGTCTGCGGGGACGGCTCACTGTCCCGCAACAACCCGCGCCAAGACGAATTGCCGTTACCCATCCCGGTGCAAGCCGCACCGGCCATCAACCCCGTAACACCCATCCGGAAAGTTTGAACATGGAAACCACCAACTTGGTAGATGCACTGGAATTAATCCAGAATTCAGCGAGCATTCACAGAAAATTAATGATACAGCCCACTTCCGACATCCTGCAGGGCAGCGGACTGCCTATAGCACTGGTGCCGCCTGACTACACGGTCGAACTGCTGACCGATAAAATCGCCAAACACCTGCCAAGGCCGCTACGCACCAAGGCGCACGCGACTTTTCCGGATGCGCAAAGCTTCGTTGCGTACCTTAATATTTTCGGAATTCGTGACCAAACATTGGTGTTTTACGACCCGACACGCGGCGTGTATCGAGCAATAATCGACCATCACATGCCAGAAACACCAGCCTGGGGCGAGCATACCGCAACCCTAGAGTTGAAAAAATCCACTGAGTGGAATACATGGAATTTCCAGAACGGCAAAAACCTGACGCAAACTGAGTTTGCAGAACTTCTGGAAGACAACCTGCAGGACATCGCCAGCCCACCAGGCATTGAAATGCTGGAAATCGCCAGGGCCATGGAAGCGACAAAGACCAGCTCATTCAAAAGCGGGATCCGGCTTTCAAATGGCTCGAACCACATCCAGTGGAACGATGAAACCAAAGGGCAAGCGGGCGGCGTAGACATACCCGAACGATTCACTCTACACATCCCAGTGCTGGAAAACGGCGATCAGTACCCAGTGGAAGCCCGGCTGCGGTACCGAATCAAAGACAGCAGTTTGGTGCTGGCCTACAGGCTCCATCGCCCAGAGAAGGTGTTTGAAGCCGCTGTCAAAAACACTACAGTTTTCCTGCAGGACAAGTTGCCGGACTTTCCCATCCTGCTTGGCACGGCTGGCTAGCGATGAACGATATCGCCATCAGCCCGGAGTTAAAAGCTCTGGGCGCCGAGATTGCAAACCAACTGGCTGCGGCGCTGAAAACCAGCAAAGAGCCGCAGCCGCTCTGGGACGTTAACGACATTGCCCGCTATCTCAAAATCTCCCCGGATTCGGTCACCAAACGCGTGGCCAGCCGGGCAGATTTTCCGGGGGCAGTATCTCCAACTGGCGCTGCCAGCTTGCGTTGGTTTGCTGCGGATATTGAAAAGTGGGCTAGGCAGAATACCGCGAAAATTCCACGCGGCAGGCCAGGGAGAAGCCGCAATGATTAACTCGAATTTTAATTAAAAGGAGCAGTCATGTTACAAAAGAATCCACCCCGAGCAGAAACGCCTGTTTATCTCGAAAAAGATGAACCTACAGAACCTGACATGCCACGAAAAGAAATTCGCACAGGGATTTTTGCGCGGATACGCAATGGCTCTAAGTATTACGGTCAAATTGTGGGTGCGTTTGAAGTTGAAATATATTCGGATGGAGAATACATCGTCCACGGAGAAGGGCAGAGATATCGCTTGGTCGATGTTGATTTATTCTGGTCAAACGGCTCTGAACTGTTTCCTGTCCAAAAGCAATGGGAAACAGCCAAATGAGTATCCAAGCAAAAATACTATTGGCAGGAATGCTGGGCTTTGCGGCGCATCCATTTTTGCAAGAAAGGCCCAGGCTCGAAGGACGAAGAATTGCCGATATTTTGCCAAATCTTTGGCTTGAAAGTTGCATCGAGAGAATGCAGAAGTGCAAACACAATCGGCCAAATCAAAGGAAAAGGGGAGCAAACAAAATACATGGCACGGACTTACACAAACATGAATGAAGTAACTTTTAACGTTAATGAATTCTTTTTGTACGCAACCAATCAACCTTTTGAGCCTTACAGGTTTGTTCCTTGCCCGCGTTATCTTTGGGTTATGAAACATATTATTCCAATTATATTTAAAGACAAAACGCATTCGGAATTGATATTTACTCCACAAGGTGCGTTTTACAAATATTGGCTTAATTACCATGCAATCTAAATTTAAAGGAGAAAGAAATGCGTAGCACGATAGCAATAAAAAAGCGGAAAACAGGCACGACTATTACGATAAAAGGCCCGGCTTGTAATAACTGGTTTGCAAGTCAACTTGTAAAAGACAAAGGGGCTGATGCTGCACTTTCTGGAACATGTGGCCCGATGCACGAGGCAGTAAAGGCCGTGATAGCCGCTCAGAAAACAGTGTGATACTTAAATAGTTCGCAAACGTTTCGCAATCTCAGCAGTAGTGGGGTTGTAGTAAATCATCAGCGATTCTAGGTCACGGTGGCCGATTGAACGCGCCAGATCGAGAATTGGCACACGTTGCGCCAACCGGGTTATCCCCTCATGCCGGGAATCATGGAAATGCAGATCCACAATCCCGGCTTTGTTTCGCGCTTTGCGGAAGAGCGCATCAAGCATGGCTCCGGTCACGTCAAAGCAGGTGGATCCGCCTTTCGGTAGCAATTCGAGCAATGCCACTGCCGCAGGGGTCAACGGCACACCCCGAACATCACCATTTTTTGTTTGTATCAGCGTGGCCACATGCTGTTCAATGTCGATATTCAGCCAGGTCAATTGCAAAATCTCCCCAGCTCGCATTGCGGTTTCAATGGCAAACAGCCACACCATAGCAACCCGTTGAGTCAGGTTCGCAGGAACACTGCCAGGAACGTACCCAAACGCGGACAGCATAGCGGTGATTTCAGGCTGCGAAATTCGCCGCACACGTGGAGCTGTCGCAGGCGGCCGCCGAACAGCCCGAACGGGGTTTTCACGACACCACCGCCATTCGGTTTGAGCCACCGTAAACACAGACGACAGCAAATTCATTTCGCGTTGAACGCTGGCCGGCGCCACCTCTTTCAGCCTGGCATCACGCCAGGAACCTATCATATCGGGTGTCACATCGTTTATCATCCGGCCCACAAACGACATGTCGCGGCGGAATTTATTCAGACGTACCGTTTCCCAACGTTCGCCGCGGTGCAGTGGCGTAATTTCTTTGGCGTAACGGTCAAGGGCATCATCCAGGGTTTTCCGGACGGGAGCGTAACCGCGGCCAGCCAGAATATCCCCCTCAATTTCAGCCGCCCAGGCCACAGCCAGTGCTTTGGTGGCAAATGATCGGGATTGCCGCTGCCCATCGCGGACGATTTCAGCCCGCCAGGATTTGCCGCGTTTTCGGTACGTTGCCATTGTCGGGGACCCCGGCGTAAAAATGGCGTGAATGATAGCAATAAATTGACTGAAAATGCCTAAAATTGTCCGAGCCAGAAAAGAAGAAACCCGGAAAATCCTGTTGATTAACAAGGAATTTCCGGGTTTTGTCCGGGTTTTTCACAAAACCGTGATACCATATTTGGTGCCGAGAAGAGGCACCAATAGAGCATTATCTATCAAATATTTATAAATAATTTGGCGTAAATATGGCGTAGCGTTACGCCGCTTGTTGTGGAAATATCGCCAATTATGTTATATGCGCACAAAACACTTGACGGTGTATTTAATGCGTATATAATAGAACTCATGGAAGCCCCTGATTCCCGAGGCGCGGTTGGAGATTGAAATGACCACCTACACCATCCCCCAAAAGATGTCTGGCACCGGCTCTATCCATGACATCGCTAGCGACATGTTCGACCGAGAGATCGTTTTCTCATCTGGTTGCAAGTACGCTGTCGTGCTAGCCAGTTACTACGGCGGCAAGGGTTACACCACCCACAAGACAGACGAGGCCGCTATTGCTGCAAGCCGCCGCAATAGCGAATACAGCCACCGCATCATCGACGCCGAAGGCAACGAGTACGACGCCTACGGTGACCGCCTGGTCAAACTGTAAGAGGACGCGGCCATGATTGCACATACCAATCGCGGCCGCCTTACCGTTGAGATTGGCGGTAAGTGGCGGCTCTACACAAACACCATTCCCGCTGGCGCGGAAGCAATTGGCGTCGTCTGTCGCGGGGAACTTGGTGACATGGGCGCTCTTGTTAAGTTGAGCAGTGGCAACTACGTCCAAATTAACGCCGGGGTACTGCGTAACCTGGATGGACGAAAGGTTGCCGCTGCACTGGGCACCGCTGGCCGACCATCCGAGATGGAAGGGGGGAAAAAGGTCAACACCTACCTCGACGCTGAAAGCTTGGAGATTGCTAAGCGCCTTGGTAACGGAAATGTCAGCGAAGGGATTCGCAAGGCACTCAAACAAGCAACATCTCAGTAACCACGACTGCTTAAAACTGGCATCCAACGGCTATCCACAATCCGCGCAAATCCCTGCGCGGTTGGATGCATCTCGTTATCCCAATCCTGCTGGTAGTCGGCAGAGCTGCTCAGCGTACCGCGACTGTCTATGTAATGCACTGTTTTGTTATCGGCCAGCCCCTGGATGGCGCGGCTTAGGGAATCCATAATCAGTCTGCACACCTGGCGCTGTTCAGACCGTGCGACTTTGGCGGCATCGAGCCGAGGTTGCAGCCAGGGACCGGCAACTGACAGGCCTGCGAGCGTAAACCCTCGGCCATCGGGTACCGGGTAATCATACCCGTGCAAAAAAATATCGAGATGCTGCCGCCTGAGTTTTGCCGCCCAGAGCACGGACGAAATAAGTCCACACATGGCGCGGGTAATTTGGTGGCGAAATGTTTGCAGCAGCAGGGTATCAATGCAATCTGCTGCGGACCGCCCGGTACAGTCTGGTCTCAACGCCAGCCCATAATCCACAGCATCGTTGCCGGCGCCGGAAATAATGATCGCGCTGTAGTAGTGCAGGTGTTTTAACTCGGCATGGAATTGCTTGTTGTAGCGGCCGGTCACGAACTCTTCCAGGGTTGCCCCGTTGTAGCCCAGCATCTGGATATTGCGGTACGGGTCGCCCAATCCGGGGTGCTCAATCAGCGCCTGCAGGAGGTTGTTTTTCGGATACCAGCACCAGGAGTCGCCGATTGCCAAAATGGCTGGCGGCGTTTCCCACGCTTGGCCGGGCTGATAAATCATTGCCATCTAATTTTATCCGCCGGCGGAATTGGTGGTGCAACCGGGCCATCATCGGGCAGGCCTGGAATGATGCCTGCTGCAGCAATTCGGCTGGCATCGACTGGGTTTATCACAGTGACGGGTGGATCCGGCTGGCCAATGCCGACCTTGCGACTGGTGGCCAGTACCAGGTAACCATTTACCAAACCGGCCACGGCGGCAATTGCGGCAACGATGGCATTCAGCTCATCCGCCCCTATGAGCTGCTGGTACTGTTCGGGCGCGAACGCCAGGGCAGCACCCAGCAACGCCAGCAGGCAACTGGCCAGGGCTTGCCGGTTTTTCCAGGTAACCGGGTTGGACAATTCGTTTCCGCGCTGCAGCACGATGACCAGGTTATGCATGTTTTGCATAATTTTTTGCATATTCACTCCAATCAAACTTGTAAAGGATTGCTTCTGGCTAAACCAGAATCCGCAGTTGTTTAACTCGGTCTTTCCAACCGCGCTCATTTTTTTTCTGCATGCCGCTTTTGTCGCCTTTTATGATTTGCTCGTAGAGAGCCAACCGGGCGTCAAGCTGGCGATTGCACAAGTCGCGCACTCGGTCAGATTGGGCCTGTAGTGCCTTAAGCGATTTTTGCCCTATCTTGCCGTCATCGTCCACGCCTAGAGCCTGCTGCAGGAGTTTTGATCCTCCAGAAACCCCGTGATTGACGCAGGCATCAAAATGCAGAAGGTCTAGCGGTTGTGGCATGAGATCGCACTTTGCTGGCACCCAGTAGTCCTGCAGATAGATCAACTCGATTTCGGCAACAGTGATTTTCCGCACGTCTGCTGACGGATCGTTTTTCCAGCGGCGGTATGATTTTTCAGTAACGCCTGTAACAGTTTTCCCGCCGCGGTCTGATGATTTGTTGGTGTAGACCAAATCGATTTTGTTGTTTTTGATTCCATCTTCGATGTCGATCACAAAGGACAGCAGGCATTCGCTGTAGCGGTTCATGGTTGCTCCTTTCACGGCTTGTCTACTTTTGCGTCCAGCTTGTCTTCGATGCGGTCCAACTTTTTAAACAGGGCATCAGCCAGGCGGTTGAAATCCTCCTTGGCCACATAGTCCTGAGCGAGTTGGACGGACAAATGACCGACTTCGGACTTGAGGTCCTGTACCGCATCCCAGACCGTGCGCATCCACCAACCGCCGCCGGCGCAGATAATGCCGATGGCGATGTTGAATATCTCCTGCGCGGTCATGGGGCGGCTTTCTGAGTTGGCGGCGGTGCGCTGGTATTTGTAGTGGCGCTCACCCCACCGAATACACAGCCATCCTGCGGACAGGTGATGTTTATGGCACAGCCCGAGACCAGCAACGACAGCACCACGACAATAATCAGTGCCACGCTAACTGCTGCAAGCTCACTCCAAACCAACTGCAAATCATTCACAATCTGTTTCATGCCACCACCCCCCCTCAAATCAGCACACGAGTTATCACATAGCGCCAGGCGCCCCCTAAAATGCCGCGGTCGCCGTATTCTCTCGGCGCAAAAATCCGGCCGGTCTGCCCCTCAAAAAATCGGACAATCGGGCTGCCATCTGTGCCAGCGGTTATAAACACGCAGAGCTTGTGCGACAGAACGGCTTCACCGGTTTTTGATTCGACGACTACAGCCACGCGGCCAAGCGGGATGCTGCCGTAGCCATTCTCGGCGAGCCACTGTTTCACGCCACGCGCAAAATCATCACAATCAAATTTCTCCGGCTTGTAATCACGGTACCGAACAGGACATTTTTGCGTGATTATTGCCACGTCACCCAGACTGGGCATTCGGTAGTCGACATCCTCGAATTCGTAGAGCAACTCCCGCACATCACACTGATCGTTGATGGCATCCAGTATTTGTTGCGGGGTGATTGGGGGATAGGCGCTGTAATTCGGCAGGCTGATGGATTGCAGAATGGACGCCTGCAGCGCTTCGGGCTTTAGACCAGCATGACCTGCGCACCACTGGTTGACTGCGCCAATGGTGTACATACCAATGGTTTCGCAAAACGACAACACCTGATCGGGCGACAGTTGCTGATTGCCCCTGCCATCAAAACCAGCGTGGCGGCGGACGCAAAACAACAGGTGTTTCATGCCTGGCAAATCTTTGGCCAGCACTTCCAGTTCGTTGGTCAGGCGCCAGTTTTGCCCAAGCTGAAACAGCGCATCATTGGACCGAAACCCCTGCAGCCAAACCGCTACCAGTTGCTGTTCGCTCATTCTGGCCACCCCGCATCGACATCAAACGCACACACAGCGGCTACAGAATCCAGGGCACGCAATCGGTCAGTCAGCGCCCCCGCATGGCCAGCAATCGCCGCTTCAGCGGCCCACAGGGCGTTTGCTTTATCCATCACTTTTGCGGCCAGCACGGACAAATCCACCCCGCGGGCACCTGCCTCTGCTGCCAAGCGCGGAGCGGTGGCCGGGTCTGTGCTGACAGCATACGCTTGCGCCTCGGACTCTTTAGTTGCCCAGGATGCCATTTCCGCCGGCGAGACCCCACTGCAGATGCGCATGCGCAGCCTGGCGGCCATGGCATCTACCTCGGCAATCCGCGCTGTAACCGCATCTGCAATTGTTGGCCATGTGATGCCAAAACTGCGCGTCACCTGATAGGGAGTAACAGTATCGGCTACGCTCAACGTGCAGAGCCGTGGCAAAACCGGATGATTGCCCTCAATTAATGGCCGCCAGCCTTTGTGTACGGCAAATGGCGTGTTGTCCGGAATGGTGCGCGTTTCTACCACGGCACCGTTTTCGATTTTTGCGATGATCATGCTGGTCCTTTGTAAGCAGGGAATTGGACGGATGGTGCATTGTCGGTACGCGCCCGCTTGGTAACGCGCAGATACCCGATATGACCGGCAAATGCACCAGATGGGACACGGTTTGACCCCAAATACATCACGGATGGATTGGCGAATGTGGTGCCATACGACCCGGACGAATCCAGCGTAAATGCGCCTCCACGGGTCGTGGTCAGATACATGTAGTAGTTCGTGCCGATTTTTACTAGCCGAGCGTAGTACCAAGTACCGGCACTAAGTGTTGTTGAGCCAGCCTCAGATATTTGATATGAGCCCTCTTGATACAATCCAAGGGACAGTTTGCTTGCATTCAGGGTGGCCGATAATTGCGGCTGGTCGCTACCATTATTGAGGTCGATCAACACCTGACCGGTCAGGCTGCTGGTAGCGCGGAATGAAAAATCAATGGTTAGATTTCCGGTTCCAACATTTGCCAGTGTCGCGTTACTGGTAGTGAGGTGAGTCCCGTTTAGGTAGCTGCTGCCGTTAAAAACGCTTTGCGCGGTTGATATTGTCCCGCCTCCCGAAGCAGTCCATGTCCCACCTTTTTCATCGGTAAACGTTGTGCTGCCATCCGCCCCCCTAAATAGCAACAGCGCCGTCACGTCATCCCAATACGGGTCGCCTCGCCGCCCACCCCCAAACCCTGCCAATTGATTGAGCATCAGCATAATCAGGCGTCCGTCCCAGAATTTGCGGTGTAAAACACTAGCCAGCCAATCAGCCCGGCATCAATCGCCATGGTGTCGCTACCATCGCTTGGGTCGCGGCTACATTGCAGTAGCACCATATCGTTTTGAGCGGGGGTTCCGGCCAGCGTAATCGCCGAAGTTTCTGGGCCACGGTAAAAATCATCTGTGGTGCCGCCGGTGTCAGTGGAGGACTGTGCCGTCCCGAATGCGGCCTCCATGGTGTCGTCGTTTGAGAGCGCCAGCCCCTGTATTTTCCACACCACCCCAAAATTAGTTGTCGTGCTGGCGTGTTTCCAAACCGGGATTGCTGTCAGCGTGCCGTGGTCCCAGCTTGGTGGCATCTGCACCGGGCATTGGGCGTATTCGGCGGTGCTGGCATCAAAATCCAGGGTGGACGCCATCACTTTGTTGGTCGTGGTTTCTGTGGTGCCATACGACGGCCCATTTGTTGTGCGCGAGATCCACCCCCCTGCTGGCAGCCAGATCGCATGCTTGCCTTGATTGATGGATGCAAGCCCAGTGCCATCGGTGCGGGTGTAAGCCACGCACCGCCAGTTGCCACTGCCAAGGCTGCGGAATGTGGCCACGTCACCAGCCACCGTTGTGATGTTTGCTGCGCCAGGCAAAATCAGGGACGTTGCGTTGTGGGTCAGTGTCAACGCACCGGTAAACCGTACGGTGCGCTCTGTGCCCGCCTGAATCGTGCCCAGCCCGGTGATTGTGGTGGTGCCCGTAATGTCCAGATAATTGCCAGTAGCCGCGCCGATGTCGGTGGTAGTCGCGCTGGCAATGTCTGCGCCTTTGGCTTCGTTGATGGCGCTGGAGAGTGAACCGCCGGTAAACGTCCCGGTAGCACCGGTTTTGCCGGTTACCACTACGGTCCATGCCGCAATGGTGCCGGATCCGCCGGTGTCGCCACTGGCCACAGTGAACACCAGAACGCCGGTGCCGGAGGTGTAACTGGTGACGACACCTATCATGTAATTGGCTGGTGTCGCGGTTTCATATGCGATGACGTACATGCCAGCAGAAAACCCCTTGCTGGTTTGCACGGTCAGGGATTTGCTGCCGGTACCGATGGCCACCGAACTGGTGCTGGTAGCAACGAGGCTGGCGCCCACGGTGGCAATACGGGCGTCGAGCTCGGATAACAGATCGTCAAATATGGGCGACGGAAACAAATCGACATGGGCACCCGCTACAGCAAACTGAGCGTTTGTGTAGGAATTACCGTTGAGTGTCGGCATTTATAAAACCTCCTGAAGTTCGATGGTTGCGTTAGCGCGGCCGGCGTAGGGGTAATCAATCGGGTTTATGGATCGTTGGTTTGCCAGGAACGAGCGACGGTGCATTTGCACGGTGTCGTCAGGGTCGAACACAAACATAATCTGGCCATCAATGCCGGAGCGGCGGTGCATCTCGAACAGGTTCACCATCACTTCATCGACGGTGTTGTTGTTGATCGACATACGGGCAATGCGGCGCGGTTCGCGGCGGTCGAAATAATCGACGCCACCCAGTGAGCGTTCGCGCTGGGTTTCGGTTTCGATGCTGATCTGAAACCCAAACGCGGCGTTTTTTGTTGGTTGGTAGCCAGTAGCCAGGAACAGCCTGGACAAATCAATGTATCCATCGGTGTTGGTGGTGTCGTCGATCTCAAACAACACATAGCGGCCGCGCTGTTCGGTAGCGGCAACATGCAACAGGCCAATGTTGTAGCCTGCTGCGTCTTCGGGTGCCAGGCGCCCAGTCCAGAATGATGGGTGTGTCCACTCCAGCGACTGCCAGGGATACACCACGGGCCAAACGGCAATCCAGCCGGTGTCATAAACTGGCGTGGTGAAATCGCCTGCAGTGTTACTGATGCGGATGCGGAACAGTGCGGCAGTCGAGAGCGTGTGTTTTGGAATGGAAAACAGGCGCAACTGCCGGGCAGTTTTTAAATCAATTTCGAACTTGGTTGACGCCAATTGCACGTCACTAGACCGGGCCACCTTGGCCAGTCGCACATCCTGCAGATTGGTCAATGGGAGCGCGGTACTCCAACTTCCGCTGCCGAGCGTGGGCGTATAGACGGTGTTTGCATCCGCAAAATTAGTGAATGCCAGAATCATGTTGCCCATATCATCCCCACAGCGTTAGGTCGAGAACCGATTTAGCGGCATCTGGCTCCATGCCGATGACGCGGAACTGTTTGCCGTTGTCGTAACCGAATCGGTCCATTTCAATGCTGACTACAACACCCATGTCAACCGCGGCCACGGTGGGTGGGTCGAGATCGACCCGCACATTCAGGCGGTCACGCCGAACCACTTTCATTTCCTGCAGCCGATCCGCTTCAGCAACCGCATCCGCTTCGCTGGTCAGCAGGGTATCGACCCGAATAACGGGCGACAGCAGGTGCTTTTGCAGCACGGTGCTGTCGGGTGTTGTCGTGACGGTGCGGTATTCCTGGCTGATGAACTGGCGGTGGGTGAGGGTGGCCGCACTGCCGGCGATTTCGGCGCCGTCTTGGGTGGTGTAGTTTTTTTGGTAACCGAGAATGACCTGGTTGGCCGGTACACCGCGATCCGTATCTGCAGTGGCAATGCGCTCAATCCGCAGGATGTCATCTCGGGTAAACGTGGCTACCGGTATCCCTTCGGGTTCTTCAAGCCGAACAATCCGGAATTTGCCTAAGCGGTCGAATCCCCACCAAGCACCAACAGATTCGCAGAGCTCGTCCAGCACATCCGCTATCGCGGTTTCGGTGGCGATGTAGATGCCTACAACTGCCGAATTCGCTGCATCCAGTGCCAAATAATCGAGTTGCACCTGGTCGCTGAAATCAATGTCGCCTGGACCGGAAATGATGTCTTTCACGATTTGGGCCACGGTGCAGGCCGCATCGGTTGCGCCCTCTTGTACGTCACACGTGACTTCGCCTTTTGGGTCTGACTCGAGCCGGAAATAGCCACCGGCTGGCCAGACTCGATAGCAACCTGCAGAGGGCGCACTGGCTTCCATGGCAGCTTGGTTGGCGTAGTCGGCTTCTTGGGTCAGCAACACGCCCCGGTCATAGACGGCGGTTATGTCGCTGACGGGCCCATCGTTGACCTGGTAAATGACTCGGGCGGTGTTTACCAGCACGGCTGGCACGTTGAACACGGTGCCGTACACAAGCGGCTTGGGCTGGCCAGCAATATCGGCCACCCCTTCAAGGCCAGCGGGTAGCGCATTGTCACCGGCGTATTTGTTGGCCTGAATCGGGATATTCAGCTCTTGCTGTCGGTCACGTACTCTGAGGACGACCCGGTTAAACTCGAATGCCGGTTGCTCGATGGTGCCTGTCAGAACAGTTTCGAATCCATCCGGATAATCCCCTTCGCCCAAGCGCAGTACAAACTGGCGGCCATCGAATCCATAATCAATCAGCGCATCGAGGCCACCATCGGCATTGGTCAGGACGCATTCACCGTAGCCGATTTGTGAGCGGCCACCGGTGGTGCCACGGGCGAATAGGTCGCGGCGCATGTTGGCAGGCTGCTGGATGCGCCCATCAAAAAACGTGTTGGCAGGGGATTCGTAGGGTCCGGTGGTAAACCCTTTGCTGCTGAAATACAGGGTGCGCTCGGCATGAATGGCCGGGTCGTACACGGTAACCTCTGCGAGGTACTGCATCAGGCACTGGCCTCCAGCCGGGCTTTGCTTCGGAGCTCGCTGATTTCTGATCCCATGCGCTGTATTTCACGCGCCTGCACTTGGGTAAGGGATACCAGGGCTTGCAGTTCGCGCAGGATGTCGGTCTGGGTTTTTTCGGATTCAGCACCTTGGCGGGTGTTTTCGGCTGCGGGGACAATGCGCTCGCCCTGGTGGATGTTGGCCAGCATGTCGCGCGGTACGTATCCAACACCGGTTGCGTAACTGTTCAGGCGCAAACCAGCCGCACCGGTCACTGACAATACTTGTTCCGGGGTGATACCAAACGCAGCCGCCAGCTGCCGGGCGCTGACTCCATATTGGTTGGCGGCGCCAATGACTTCCTGCAGACTTTTTCCGCTGGCGAACTGGCGGATCTGTTCGCCGCTGAATGCCATGTTGCCGGTGCCTTCGGCTGGTCGATTCAGGTAGCCAATGAGGTCAGCAACGGCCTGGGGTAGTGGGCCGAGTGCTTGCACCAGTGCGCTGTCTTGCCCTAGATACAGCGCCAGTGCGCTGCCCAGGTTTCCGATGGTGTCGTTCACCTGGCCCAGGCGGTAATTGGCGGCTTCGCGCAGTGCGGTCAGCTCAGCCTGGGCGCGTTCGGCGAGTGCCAGGGCTGCGCTGTTGTAGCTGCTTTCCTGCTCAGCGATTTGGGTCAGGAGCTGCTCGGTGGTCAGCTCGGGCATGGCCAGGGCTTCCAGCGATCCCGTTACTGAATTGAAAATCTGGGCGTAGCCGGTGGAGCTGGCGAAATAGGCGGATGCTGCTTGCAGGTAGGCGTCGGCGCTGCCGGATAGTTGGCTACGTGCCGTGTTGTCGCCGGACTGGGCGCGGGCGAGCATGGCGTTATATTGGCGCTCAGCTTCGGCGAGCTTGGCTTGTGGCCCCAGGGTGGAGAGTTCGCCCAGCCGCAATTTGTCCACGTAGCCGCGCAAATCGACAGCGAATTGAAGCGTCAGCTTTACCGCTTCCGTGGTTTTTTGGATGGCGGACATTTCCGCTTCGTAGCGGGACAGTATCGCCTGGCGCAATTCTTCACCCAGGCGCATTTGCTCCTGGATGGTTTCGGGGTCGTTTTGATCCCGCGTCAGGGTGGCAGCTCCTGCGGCTTTCAGTCGGGCCACTTCGCCGGCGTAATAATCGACGCTGTTGAACGTGGGGTTTTTCATCTGCAGCGACAGGATGTCGCGGTCTACGGTACGGGCAAAATCCTGTATTTGGCTGGCCATGTCCATCATGGATTGGATAGCGGCAATGCTGGCATCCACAACAGCGCGTTTGGCTTCAATCGCGGCGGCGGCTTCTTCGGCGGCCAGTCGGGCGTTTTCTTCGGCGACTTGGCGGGTATACAGGCTGGTGATCCGGGCCTGCTGTTCCATGGTGGCGCCGTACTCAATGGCGCTGGCCATGGCGGCTTCATAGTTCTTGCGCAAATCGTACAGCGCCTTTTGATGGTCGCTAAGTCCCAGGGTGGCCAGTGTTTCATCAATGCCAGCCATCAGGTCGGCCAGGGCTTTGGCATTGTCTTCAGCTTCTTTAATGGCGGGGTCAATGGTATTTATCGCTGTTGGGGCTTCCCATTTCACTGGGGTGTAACTGGGTGTGCCGCCGTCAATGGTACTGGTGTCGGTCACTTGGGCTACTGCTGGGGCGAGTTTCAGCAGTTCGGCGGCGGTTTTGCGGCCAGCTTCGGTGGTCAAATCGAGGGCATTCATCAGGGTTACAAATTCGGCCCGGGTTTTTGGTACGGTGTCGTAGCCCAGCAGAGCAAATTGCGGGGTCAGCAGGTCCATGGCAAACGCCGCCCGCTGGCCTTCCGTGAAAAAATTCTGCAGGTAGAACGCGGTCTGGTTCGTCAGTGCTTCCAGCCCGCCGGCAAAATCGACAAACTGTTGGCGTGCGGCCAGGCTGACCAGCCCGAGGTTTTGAATCGAGTTGGCGAACGTGTCGCCCATCAGTTGCGCAAAGCCGGTGGTAACACCGAACACATCGGCGACACGTCCAAATGTGTCCACCAGTGTTTCACCCTCAACCTTGATGGCGGTCAATCCGGACAGGTCCATGCCGATTTCGTCGGCGTTCAATCCGATGCCGGTCAGTTTGGCGGGATTGCGGATGGAATCGAGCGCCCGGAGTACCTGATTCAGGTAGACCGGGAATTCTTCGGCGCTGCCAGCAAAATCGGATATGAATGAACCCCAGCCATCGGAGATGGTGGCGAACACGGTGCTGTACCGCTGCTTGGCAGTGGCCAGGGTGAACTCAGACCAGGTGGCGGGATCCGCTTGAACACCTTCCATGCCTGCGAGTGCGTTGCTGATGGCGCTGGTTTGCTCGACGGTCAGTGAGGCACTGGCTGCAATGGCATCGTCCAGCGTTTTGAAATACGCGAAAAACTGTTTGAAGGCGGCGGTACCGAATCCGTCGCCGGCGGAACCTTCTTCCATGGGGTTTTCGGTGCCATCGTCAGCCAGACCGAATTTGCCGAACCGGGTATTCATCGAGACTGAACCGCCGTTGAATGACTTGTCCCAGGCTTCGTAGTTGATGTCTTCACCGTAGCCGGAGCGCATTTTCTGATTCCGGGGTGGGTCTTTTTCGTCGAGCATGGAAAACACAGCCACGGCGGCGGCCACCCAGGGCATGACGGCACTCACACTGGCCAGCAAGCCACCCGCACCGGCGGATGCAGTTGTTGCCGGGATAAGTCCTGCTGCCGCATCGGCTGCAGCCAGATACCCGGCGCCTGTGCTGCCGCCCATCATTCCGGAAATCAGCGCGGAGCTGCTGTTGCTGCTGAAAAATCCGCCGCCGGCATCGAGTCCGCTGAACAGGCTGCTGAGACCATTGCCGCCACCTAGTCCACCTTTGTTACCCATAATGGTGTCGGCGATGATGTTGCCGGTGGATGAACCCGAGGTTTGCAGGCCAACAGAAATCATGAACTGTTGCTTGGTCATGGCAATGATTGCGTCAATCAGGCCATTCTTGAAGGTGTTTTTCAAATCATCGACGTAGTTTTTCCAGTCTGCCTTGTTGCCGGACAGCGCAGCCTGCATGCCGTTGTCAAACGTTTTACCAAAAAAGTCCATGGCTTTTTGGTAGGCGGCGGACTGGGTTTTGACGGTTTCCAGTGCCATCAGACCGTTGGACTTTTTGTTGATTTGTTCGATTTCTGCGCGGTAGCCGGATTCCATTTTGGTCATGGCTGCGTTGATGTCGGCTTGCTGGCTGGTGATGCTGGATAGCCGTGCCATGCCCTCGACATCATCGACACCAGCAGCGGCGTTCTTGGCTTCCATGCGCAATCGTTCCAGCGCCATTTCCATGCTGTTGCGGTGGCGGGCGCGTTCGGCTTCGAGCATTCGGATTTGTTTGTTCTGCTCCAACTGGATGCTGGCTTCGGCAAACTCGCTCGCGGACATGAAGGCGCGGCGGGATTCCATGGCAATGGATTCGGTCAGATCAGCGTTTTCGTTTTTGAGTCTGGCGGCGGCTTGCAGGGTGCTGTTGTAGCCGTTTTGCATATCGAGCAACGCCCCGGCCACGATAGCGCCGGTGATGGTCATGCTGTTGGCCAGCTTTTCGCCGTCACTGGTGAACTGGAGACTGGCGGCAGAGAGTGCGGCCAGGGTGGCAGCACCTGGCTTGGCGGCTTCGCCAAACTTTTCTATGGCCTCGGCTTCGGCTTTCAGAGCGGCAACCGATTTCAGGCTGGCGCTGGTCATGTTGGCCAGCTCTTTGTTGGCGTTGGCCTGGGCTGCGGCCAGTGCTTTGGTTTGCACGAACTTGGCGGACTCTTGATTGTATTGCCCGTTGCGGATTTGAATCAGGATGGTTTCGTACTCAATGGCGGCTTGTGTGACACCATTCAGAATCAGACCGGTTTCAATTTCGCGCTTGGTGGCGTCTTCACCCATTTTCTGAGCGGCTTGCAATTCTTTGGCTGTTTTGATGACGTAATCAACGGCGCTGGCGCGTTCCCGCAGGGTATCGATTTGCTTCCTGCTCATTGCTAGGTATTTTTCGTCGGCCACAATCAGGGCTTCGATTTCTGCGCGTTTGGCTCCGAAATTCTGACCAGTCAGGATGGCGTCAATTTCAGCCTGGGTTCTGGATAGTTCTTTGTTCAGGTCCGTGATTTTCTTTGTGTATTCGTCGATGGCTCCAGCGTTACCAATTGCAGGCGGTGCCATTTTCTTTTTTGCAGCGGCATCCACGGACTTAGTGGATTTTTCGGCGGCATATTCAAGGTTGCGCATTTCCTCGATTTCTTTTTTGATGTGCTTCACGCTCGCCTGGTGGGCGGATGCAATTTCTTTGTATTTTTCGACCAAGGATTTTTGATTGTTGCCGGCTTTCAGCAGGCTATCGGCGTAGTCCTGCATTTTTAGGGCAGCATCACCGTTGCCTGTTAGTTCTGCGCCTTTTGCAGCCACCAACAAAAGCGCCCCATAGGTGGCTTTCATGGCGTTGATACTGGTTTCCCAGTGGCTTTCGATAGTGGCGATCACTATTTCAGCGCCTGATTTCAGGGTTTCCCAGCCCACCAGCATGGCGCCAATAAAGTCGATGCCATACACGCGGGCCTCAACAAAATTATCTCGCAGGTATTTACCGATTTCCCAACCGGCAAACGCGGCAAACACAACACCACCCGCTATGGCGAGTTTGCCCATTGCACCGCTGGCGGCGGTGGCCGAAAGCGTTGTTCCCCACATGGCAGTGTTCAGCAGCCCGAAGGCCGTTGTGCCGCTGGCATAGGCAAACGTGGCTTTTACGACCGATGCGGCCAGCCATTCCATAGCCAGGGCTGCGGCGCCGATGACTGCGGGTGCCACTACGAAAATCCCATAATAGGCGGCGGCTATTTTGACGGCTGGCTCGAACACATTGACGATCTTCCGCATGCTGCTGGCAATAGTTTCTGCGGTGTTGCGCATTACTTCGGCCATACCGCCGTTGGCTTTCAGCCAGACGGTTGCTGCACTGACCCATTCCCCTGTTATATCGCGCAGCACTGGGGACATTGCTTCGGCGAATTGATTGGCCGCACCTTTGGTGATGGCGCCCATTTTGGCGAGGTTATCGTTGAAGTCTGCAGCAGCAACACTGGACCGGCCGCTGACTTCGAGGCCAAACAGCTTGGCTTCATCCAGCAGGGCTTTTATGCCTTCTTTGCCTTGGTTCAGTGCGGGAATGAAATCCAGTCCAGCTTTTGCCAGGACGGACATGGAAAACGCGGTTTTACGCGCACCGCCTTCCATATCGTTGAATTTGTCGGCCATGTCTTCCAGGACATCGGTGGTTTTCCGCATGGAACCGTCGGTGTTTTTGATTCTGACGCCCAGCGTATGAAACACCTGCGCCGCATCTTTGCTGCCTGCAGATGCAGCCACCATGTTTTTACCGAGTGAAGCCACGCCCTTGGTAAAGGCGTCCATAGTGAGATCGTTTTGTTCGGCAACGTGCTTCCATTTACTGAGTTCTTCGTGCGCGATACCCAGCCGCTGACTCAGGTTGTCGATTTCGTCGGCGGCGTCAATGGCTTGCTTGGTCATGATGGCCATGGCGCCACCCGTGGCAGCAGCAAATCCGGCGGCAACTTTTGCGGCAACGGCGGCTGATTCGGCAAAATTGGACAGGGATTGCTGAGCGCTCCCCATGCTATGATTGAATGCTGCCGAATTAGCTGCCAGCGTGACAATCAGGCTTCCAAGTGTTGCCATATCTGTTTTCCTCGTTACTTGCCGGTTTTGCTGCTTTGTTTTGCATCAATCTTGCGGAATGCTTCTTTGATTTGTTCGGAGAGGGCCACGGACTTATCGACCGGATCTTCAAACATCAAAAAGTCTTTAATCGTCCACGCCCGTGTGTTTTTTCCGCGGTTTATGTTGGCCAACAGAGAGCACAGTTGGGCATTGCGCATATCCTGACGTTTTTCGCCAAAGGGTTCGATGGCCTCAAACGCCATCACCTCGGCCAAGTCGCTGGATGTCCAGCTGGCCAGCAACTGACCGGGTGATAGACCGAGATGCAGGGCTAGTCGGACGTAGAATCGCCGCTCGGGGCGGCGTCGGAGTTTTTTTCCATTTCGGCCACATCCTCAGCCGAGATGCCGTTCAGCTTCTGAGCCACCGAAAACACGCGGTCCAGGGCTTTGGCGGATTTTTCGCCCAATGCTGCAACGTCTTTTTCGCTGAACATCAGCGCACCGGATTCATCCACCAGGCAGCGGGCAACCAATGACGCCCGGAAATTGGTGGCCTTGCGTTTGCCACCTTCGCCGAACATGGCAGCTTCGAATCCGTCTCGTTCAGCTCCGGACATGGTTTTGATACTGACTTCACCGCCCCATTCAGGGACTTTGACGGTTTTTGTCTTGATGTCGGATGCGGCTAAAATCTGTTCTTTGGTGAGTAAGGGCATGGTTTGCTCCAGAGTTAAAAAAGGGGGCTGCGATTAGAACCGGGGCAGTAGGCATCGCAGAACAACAAGCCGTTTGGCCGCAAGGCGGCGCCGGTGTCGGCTACCATCAGTGGAGCAACTTTTAAGACCAGGTGACAGCCCCTGTTACTTCCAGGGTGACACTGGCCGCAATTTTTTGATCTACCGCACCTTGAACGCTGAAACCCATAACAAATGCTGCGAATGACAGGGTTGTTGTGCCGGTGTCGGTCAGAACAATTTGGAAATTCCGTTCGGTGCCAGCATCACGGTCTGAGCGTAGACCTGCTTGCTGGGTATCGTCTGGGTCCAGATTTAAATCCAGGGTGACTTGGCCCTCATCCTTCAGCCCAAGGATTTTTTCCTTGGCGGTGCTGGACAGGTTAGTCACATCAATAATGCTGGCGGTGCCGGATGGGCCATTAAACCCAACGACCTCGCCAATTGAGGTGAACACCTCGGGGCTGGCGCCATTGCCACGTTTAACCAGTACCCCTTGTGCGCGTAGTGCAGACATATCAACTCTCCATAAAAAAACCCGCACTGGGCGGGTATTGGTGAAACGGTCGTAAAAAAACCCGCACTGGGCGGGTTCGGTTTGCTACATCCAAATACTGAAATCTACGGTGACGCGGTAATCCTTGCTGTCTGGGTCGTAATCGTCCATGTCCATCAATACCGTGGCGCGTAGGGTTGCGTCATTCACCAGCGCCAGCTTGGTCAGGCCGGCCAGGGTGCGAGCGGCCAGCCGGGTTTTTGCCCAGACGGACACTTGCACCCGAGCGTTTTCCAATCCGGAGTGACCGGACAGGGCCGATTCATCGTGTCCGGCTATCCGCTGCCAGACAATTGCTGGCATGGTGGTAGCAGCAGGCATCAAGCCGGGAAATATCCGGGTGCCCACCAGTGCGGCAATGGCGGCATCCCCGGATAGGACGTCGAATAGGCTGATTTCAATGGTCATGGTCAGTGGGTCATATCCATTGCGGACAAGGCAGCACATTCAGGACTCAGTACGCTGGCGGCCCGTTGCGTGTTTCGATAGGCTTCATCAATCATGGTCCACATGCGTACCAGCATTTTCGATGTGATGTTCAGCCGCTTAATGGCGGGTGTAGCTTCGTCGCCATGCAGGACCTGCAGCGTGTGTGCCAGATGGCCCAAATCGGATTTGGCGTGTTTATAGGTGTAGACGCCAAAATGTAAATCATCGCCCCAGACATCCTGGAAGGATGGCAGCGCTGGCTTGCTTTTTTGCAGGCGCTTGCATACTTCGGCGTCTACCAACTTTGCCAGTTCAGCGGCTGTGACATGGAAAACCGGAACGCCGGTCTTTTGCTTCGGGTTCGCCTTCAATAATTCGGCTTCCATCGCGTTGAACGCGGCCACAAACGCCAGTTTAAATTCCAGTGCTTTTTTGCCGGTAAAGCCCATAGCCAACAGCATGAAGCCGTCGCGGTTCATGGTAAATTCTGGGTATTCCTCGAAGCCGCCGTTGGGCTGACTGACGCGATAGGATGCTTCCTCAAAATTGAGGAGGCATCGACTATCCGCCACACACAAGGCTTTTATGTCGCGCATCACATTGTCGTGACGCTTGCTAAATACTTTGGCAACGTAGGTGCTGGTAGTGGTAACTCGATTTCCGATTACCGCGAGTTCGGGCGTGAAAAGGCTTGGTGTGTTCATGGCAATGACTCCGTACAAGATGGATTTATCCACCTCCCCGCTGCTAAACGAGGGTGGGTGGAACTGGACGGGTTAGCAGACCGGAGTACGGAACCGGCGAGCGCAAGCGCTCCCCACCCAGCCACACCCATAAGAGCATTGCCAGACAACGGACGAAAAAATACCGCGCTGATGGCGGTCGTCCGCCGTACCTCCGGGCTGCTAAACCCGTTTGCGTAACACGCAATAAGGTAAGAGTACACCGGAACCAAGAAGGACGCAAACCAAGCATATCGTGCAGGCGATGCAAGCACACGCAAGTTCACTTGCGGATGCAAACTGCCAGAAATAGTTGCAAACTTTGGTATGGACATTGTAGGATTGATTCCCCATAAGACTGCGGACGATAACCATGAAACGTGTTTTGCTTGCTTTGTTACTGATAACACTTTCTTGCTTCTCATATGCCGCCATCGATCTTGAAAAGTTAAGAAAAGAAAGAACAGAGCAACTTGCAAAGAACAAGCCTGAAATTTTAAAAAAATCCAAAGCATTTATAAACGCCGGAAAATTTGAAGAAGCACATGCTGTTTACGGCATATATGTAATTACTCGCGACAAGGACATATTAGAATTAGCAAAAAAAGGAGCAACCCTACTAGAAAAAAAGAACCAAAAAATCAAAGATGATAATAACGCTAAACTGGCACCAATTATTCGAACAAGGCTTATTGCTAGTTACGAGAAAACAATTCAAGAAGATGACTCGCATTTAAATTTCATTAAAGTAAAAATAACCAACAATAAACTATTGGCTTATCATGACTTTTATTCACAGTACACGCTTTCATCTGGAAATACAGCCAAGGTAATCCAAAACTGGATTAATCAGAACCACGAACAATTAAAGATAGCAAAAATTCATAGCGTTGGTGTTTCAGGAACCGGCAGGCACGCAAGCAGTTCATGGTTTGATATAAAATAGGAAAACCACTGTTCATCATATTTGCCCCAGCCTTGCAGCTTCAATTTCAAGGTTTTCAGCCAGTGCCTGTTTGATAGCTTCGACCGCTGCGGTTTTCTGGGCCTCAAATGCTGGCCGCAGGAACGGTTGGGCCGGTGCGTTTTTGGTGCCGAACTCCAGATATTTCCAGTAATACGGCACATCGACTTTCACGCCCTTGATTTTGATGTAGCGCCGGGCTTTGGCACCACTGGATAACACGCCGACATTGATCACACTGTTGGCATACCGAGAACGTCCACCACGGGCGGCAATGGCTCGCCGAGTCAGGCCCGTGTCTACGGGCACATTGGCGCGGGCTTCATCAACAACCAGTTTGGCGCCAGCTCGAACGGATTTGCGTAATACTTTTTTTGCTACGGCTTCTGGCAAACGCTTCAGGGCTTCTTCCAGTTCACGCAGCCCGGTCACGGTCAATATTTCAGCCATCGTTTGCTCCTGTATCACACATCAGTTCCAAACTTTGGCGCCGGGTATCCCGGTCGATGACGGTCTGGATGTTGTAGACCGTGCTACCAAATTTCACCCGATGTTGCGCCCACACATCATCCCGATACCGAATGCGGATGCGGGTGGTGATGGTGCTGTTTTCGTGCTGTGCTGCCAGCATTTCACGGCCTGACAGTGGCTCGATGGCCGCCCAGCAGGAACCGTAAGTAATCCACTCCAGCACAGCGCCGCCAATGGCGTCCCGCTGCTCGGTTTGCTGCTGCAACTGGATGCGATGGCGCATTTTGCCGATCATGCGTAGACCTTGTAGGGGTCCAGCAGCCGATCCACAAAACTCAAGCCTACCGCGGGCCTTTCCTGACTGGCTTCGCGCTGCTCGAACAGTTCAGCGATTTTCAGCAGCATCCATTGTTTGATGGTTTGTGGTACTGCACTGGCTGCACCATAACCCGCGACAAACCGAATGTTCACGGCGTTGAATTGCTCCCGTGTTACCGGCCAGGTTTGCCCGAAGGCGGGCATGACGCGGCCACAAGGGCTGGTGGCATCCACCTGATACAGTGCGGTGCTGAGGGTTTGCAGGTCTCCGGCGCTGTCGTTGTATTTGATGTGGGTGACCGACTGCAGCATGGGCAAGGGCAAAACGATGGTGCAGTCTGGAAAACTGTCTGCATACCAGTCCCAAGTCTGTGTAATCAGCGCCCGGCCGGTCAGCGTTTCAGCTTGCACGCGAGCGGCAACAATTAAAGACGTGATCAACGTGTCTTCGTCGCCGCCATCCACGCGCAAATGGGCCTTGGCCTCACTCAGCAGCACCGGCTCTTCAGCCGGTGCGGTCACCAACAGGGACATTAGCCAACACCCAACAATGCAATGTCGTACACCACGGGGGTACCGCTGGAGCTGTTGCTGATTTTCAGCAAATCGCCAGTTCCTGCCGTGACTGCGTAGCCGGTCGAGTCCGGGGCAATCAACACTAGGCAACCGCCGGGGCGAATGTTTATCACATCGGTTGCATCACCTACCCAGTTGACTAAGCCGTTGCTGGTGGCACCGCCAACGACCACATTATTTGTGTTGGTTGATGCGGCTTTTATGGCGATGCCTTTAACTTTCGTCATGGTGACTGTCGCGCCGAGTGCATCGGTCAAGCCGCCTGCAACATCGTGCGTTTCTGAGCTGCTGGCGGCAATACTGCGATCATCGGATGTCCAAACTTTGTTGATTTGGTCGGCACCCGTACCGCTCGCCAAGGATGCGGTATACAGGAATTCTGCCAGGCTGGATGTGGTACCCAAGCCAATCGTGTTTGACAGTGTGCTGTTGATTTTAAACTTTACTGCGGCTGTAGCTGCTGCGGCCATGATTAAATCTCCTAAAAATGCCGGGAACGGCGGGTTGATGCGTCAGGTGGTTACCAATGCATTCGGGTGTTTGCTGTGGTCATAGGCGGCTTCAATCTCTGCCGCTGTTGGCAGGGTTTCGCGTTCGGTGAACGTCACTGAGATGCGTTTGTCGGCATCCGCTGTGATACCCAGCTCTACGCAGTCGTATCCATAAAACCGCTCTGCCTGGGGCATGATGGCGTCAAGCAGTGTGGTGCTGTGTGGCACGCTGATTTCAATGCCGAGTGCTGCGGCCATGCCCAGCCAGTATTCGACACAGGCGCGGCCCTTTTCGCTGTCGTGGGCGGATGGGTAAGTAAAATCCATGCCGAAGCAGGTAATTTTTGTGGCGCCTACAAAAATCGCATAGGCGACGGCATAGGCAGCAGTCGAATTGAAATAGGCTTGTGGGAATCGGTTCAACACGGCTTCCAGCGGGAATTCAATCTGTCCTGGATATTCGGGGTGTGCCCGGCTGGTCATGACACGGCCGGTGTAGGTTTTCAGCCAGCCCAGCATGACGGCAATGTTGCTGTTTGGATTGGCGTCTGCCCGGAGTTGCTGAATGCGGACATCATCCATGTGAAAAACCATGTCACTGGCGAACACGTCGCCCAGGGCGTTGATGGCCCATACCTCATGAAAAAACGCATGTCTGCCGCCATGCCGTTTGGTCAGCTGTAGGTATTGATCCACGGATGGACCTAAACCCAGAATTGCGATGCTCTTGCTCATGTAATGCGCTCCGTGATTGAGATAGTTACCAGTTAATGCAGCCGATACGTCCGTCAGAACCCTGAGCGAACGGCACCGGGAAAAACGCAGCCAGGCGCTCGATGTCGCCACAATCCATGGCCAGCACAGGCAATGCCGCTGGCACTTTGTGCACGATGACGCTGATGTTGTAGCCGTAGACGCCGACACGGGCCTGCTTGCAATCGAACCCGGCCAGAATCAGCCGATACAAAAGCAGACCTTCATTCCACAACGACACATGCCCACCGACTATGTTGTGTTTTGCGGGTGGTACGGTGATGGCCAACACGCCGTTGGGGCGCAGGCTGTCAAAACATTTGGTCAGGAATGCGCCCACGTTGGGCATATGCTCCAGTACATGACTCGCCCAAATGGCATCCGATGGCGCCAGAGCGGTATCCATGAAATCGGCGATTACGTCTGCAGGTGGACGCAGGGACACGGTGGTCACCTGCATACCGGCCTCACGCATGATGTCTGCGTGATCGTTGTCCCCCGCGCCGATGTCGATTACCGACTTAATCGGCAATTGGATAAACCGATCCAGCGCCTCAGATGCGAACATCAGGGGTTAGCGACTGGAACAATGCTTGGGTTAAACAGAATTGCGGTTGCGGCCACAATCCCGGCGCTGGTGGTACCGGTGCCGTTCAAGCTTATTTGCACGTAGCGTTGTGGGCCGATGTAGCCAATCCGTTTGGCGACTTCTTTGCCGGTACCGGCAACCCGTGCGCCAGCCAGCAGACTGGCCAGTGCTTCGGTGCCAATCAGCTCGGAGTCGGCAACACTGGTTAGTGCGCCAGTGGTGTCACCCGCTTTTACGATGACGGTGACCACAGTACCGGTTGTGGTTACAGCGCCGTACATAGGCAGGAACTCAACGCCACCGTAACCCTGGCGGTCGTGGATGGCGCCGGAAATGACGCCGGTAGCCCCCAGTGTGGTGGGCAGTATGCTGACCACCTGTTTGATGCTGTTGTGCAAATCGTTGTTGGCGTGCATGTGAAACCCTTTCTGTAATTAAAAAGCCGCCCAAACAGCGGCGGCATATACCAGGAATGCGGTACGGGTTAGCTGGAGAATTTCACTGCTTTGATTGCTTCGAAATTCAGGACGCCGCCGCCAACTCGCGCAGTGGTGTAGAACACCACATGCGGTTTGGCTGTATACGGATCCCGCAGCGTGCGCAGACCAATACGGTCCACGATTTGATACGCTTCGCGGAAATCACCGAACCACATGGACAGCGAACCGGTTGCGATTGCAGGTATGTCTTGCGCAATCACAATCGGATAGCCCAACAACTTGTCAGCCTGACCAACTTGCAGGCCCGGTTGCCAGATGTATTCCAGGGTGGTTGTGGTTTTGAATTTGCGGATGGCCGTGATGACTTCACGCCGGGTAACCCAGTTGGCGTTGGCCAGGTAGGCGGTTTTGAATGCGCCGATGAGTTCGAACAGTGGATCCGCCTGTGTGGTATGGAATGCGCCGTTTGCACCGGTCACCACATGCTCAATCTGGCCCCAGGTGCGGGACGCATCACCGGTGGCTGCTGTGGTGTAGGATGCAAAACCGCGTGGCTGACCAACGCCGGTGCCGGTAATGAATGCAGCGGCTTCGGTCTTGGCAATTTTATTGGCAACTTTGTCACCCAACCAGGCTTCGATGTTGACCGCTGCATCATCCAACAGGGTTTGCGACACCTTGGGCATTGCGTACATCTCGTGCGCTTCGATGCGCCATTGCCCGACCTGCGGTGTGGCGCTGTCGCTGCGTGTGCCAGTTTCCGCTACCCAGCCACATGACCCTTCGTCGTTATCATATGGGCCTTCCAGGACATTGCTGGAGATGGACATGACGTTGGCGATTTGGCGAATCGGCGAGATTTCGTGAATCTTTTTGACGATGCGGCCGACAGACGGGGCAGGCAGCAGATAACCCCCTTCGGAATCGGTGCCGGCTGACATGGCTTTGCGTTCATCGCTGCTCAGCATGTCTGGATTGCCTTTGCGCATCAGATTCCAGAAGGCGTTTTTGTAGGCGGCGTAGGCGTTTTCGTCGATGTCTGAAACTGGGTTGCCGTTTTTGGATGCAGCACGGCGGTAAAGGTTGAAATTCTTGGTTTCTTCGGACAGGTCTTTGTTATCGCTGCCTGAAAATCCGGGGCGACTCATTTTCAGCATCAGTTCGTCAAACTGCGTTTTCACTTCCTGCAGCTTGTCCATGTCGGCACTGATATTGGCCAGCTTTGCTTCCAGGTCGCCGACAGCTTTACCATCGGCTTTTTTCAGCAGCACTTCGTCGTTTACTTTTTTGAACTGCTCCCAGGCTTCGCCTTGCTTCTGCAGTACGTTTTTCAGTTCGATGATTGCTTCCATGGTTACATCTCCTATCGGGATTTTTGGTTAACGGTGTACAACTTAAGGGATTCGGTTTGTGTAGCGATTTGTGATGCGAGTTTTACCAATTCGCCTAGCTCCCCAGAATCCCTCTGGTTACCAAGGTTTTTGATGTGTGATACAAAATGCGTCGCCTCAGATCTCGAAAACCCGCAAGCATCACGCAGGAAGGTTTCGGCGTCGGCCAGTGTCATTAACTGCTCGATGTCGCTTTTCACCCCAGTTACCCGCGCTTTACCGTTTGCAGGCATCGTGACCAGAGATATTTCAAACAGGTCAATCCGTTTCAAGCGGCGCTTGGGTTCTTCGGGGCTGCTGCGGGGGATGGATTCTTTGGCGACGTAGCCAATACTCAATCCGTCGATGGCAGGCCGGGGTGTCATTTTCATGAGCGCGTACATTTCGCGGCCGCGTGGGGTGTCGGCCAGTTGGCCGGTTACCTTCAGCCCAGTACCGTCTTCAACGATTTCGTTCCAAACGCCGATGGGTGTCAGGTCCTGGCTGCCCATGCCCCAGCCGCCGTGCTGGCTCAGCATGGCCGGCCAAGATTTGGTACCTGCTTTGGCATCGGACATGAATTGGGCAAATGCGCCTGGCTCGATGACATCCCCGTAGGCGTCCACGTTGCCAAACACGGCACCATACCCGCTGAACTCCATCACGGATGTGTCGCTGGCCAACTTGATTTGGTTCAGGTTGCAAATGAGCTTGTTCATCATGGTGTTGGTTCCAGTTCGGTTATTGGCTTGTCTGCGGGTTCGCCGACGATGTTGGCAGGCACACGCAGCAAGTCGCTTGCGGGGTCGGTATCTGGGTTTAGATCCAGCTTGCTGCGCCCTTCGTTCGGTGTCATCAGCCCGCCGTTCACCAGCCCAAGCAGGTAATCTTTGGTGTCTTTTAGACTGCCACGCAGCAACCCTTCTTCAACAAAACAGGCATACAGGCCGGATTCGCGCTCTTTTTCGGTCAGCAGGTTGGCGTCTATGGACTGTTCTAGGCGTTGATACCATGGAGCCAGGGTATGTACTACGTGCGCCAGAAACATTTGCTCAGCACTGGCATACGTCGCTGCTTTGTCGGAGTAGCCCACCATGATGGGCATCACTCTAAAAAATCGGCATATCTCTTCAATCTGGAATCTGCGGGATTCCAGCAACTGGGCATCTACACCGGACATGGATGTCGGTGTGAACTTGGCGGCTCGGTCGAGCAACATGGTGCGCCCGGCGTTCTCGACGCCAGCGTTGTTGCTCTCGATCCAGTCCCGCAGCATTTTGTGTTGATCTTGGGTCAACGTCCCTTCGACTGAGTACACGCCTGAATTCCGTATGCCGTTTTTCAACAGGCTGGATCCGGATTCCTCAGCGGACATGGATAGCCCGATGGCTTCCCGTGCATACAGCATGCAATCCAGACCCAGATAGCCGTTCCAACTTGGGCCGGGTATGCGCCAGATTGTCGATTCTGGAAACGTTTGTTCATTGCCGTTATCGGCTTTCACTTTGTAGGTCAGCGTGCCATCTTCGCTTCGCAACACTCTTACCAGTCCGGGCTGCAGCGGTATCAATTCCCTGATCCGACCCGCCACAATGACCTTGAACACAAACGCGGTTCCGGTCAGGACTACGTGCCAAGCGATTGTTTCGCGGAATTCAAAACTGGTTTGCCATGGGTTCGGCTGTGAACTCAGCAACCGGTACAGTGGATGCTGTTTTGCAGGGATGCGCTGCTTGCCGTCTGCACTTTCTTGCATCAGTTTTAACGGCACTTGGGCAATGCCCTCGCCAATCACTCTGCAGCAGGCAAATACAGTGGACACTTCCAGTGCGGTTGCTGCATTGACTGTCCGTCCTGATTTGGTTTCCCTTGAGCCATAAATCAGTTTCAGCAGCTCCCACGCAGAATGGGCGCCGCCGCTTTTCTTGCTCCAGGGCCACCACTTCATGCGGATTCCAATTCCCAAAAGGATTTGACCGGCTTCAGGACCACGCTGGCGCGGCCGATTGCCATGACACCGGCAACGATGCCATCCACCCGCCCACTTGCCTTTTCTTTAGACACTTTTCGGTTACCTGCTGGGTCTGATGTTACGACAGCGTTTGCTGCGCACCAGGTCATGACCGGGTTGTTGTTGTGTTCAATGTTGTTGCTCACCAACAGCCGTTCAAATTCGTCTACTGCCGGCGCCATGTCTTTGTAACCCTGGCCGAACGGCACCAGCGGAAGGGAAAGTCCATCATCGTCCAGCGCTTGGTAGAAATCGGCGATACGCCAGCGGTCGTAGGCCATTTCGGCCAACTCAAACGGACTGGTTATTTCCATGACTCGGTGCGCTACATGCGTTTTATTGATTGCGGCGCCAGGGGTGGTTTCCAGGTAACCTGCAGTCCGCCATGCCAGGTACGGCACATGGTCGGTTTTTTCCTTTTCGGCAAAACCGTCTTCCGGTAACCAGAACCAGCTGGCCATTTTCCATTTCTCGCCGGGCAGGAGCGGTGGAAACACCAGTACCAGTGCGGTTAAATCGGTGGTGCTGGATAAGTCCAAGCCACCAAAACACCGGCGCCCACGCATTTCGGCCAGATTGAATTCCGAACCTGCTGCAAACCAACGTTCGCTGCTGATCCAGGGTGAAAACGCTTGTACCCACTGGCAAAAATTAAGGCGCCGAACAATCGACGCCTTACTGGGCATTCCGCGAGCTTCGTTTACCAGCTCTCGGAGGTATGTTTTTTGAATCGTTATCCCTAAATTGGGATTGGCTTTGATCCAGCAACTTTCATCGGTAAACGGGTCGTCGTCGGCATCCAGGGCGCAGACATACCCAAAAAATGAATCATCCAGAACATGCGCACTACCCTTTTCCGCAAAATGGTTTGCCACCACTTTGGTTGCATAGGCATGGTAGTGCCAGCACACGCTGTTTTTATCGACGCCGCTGTTGGTGATCATGCAAATCAGCGCCTGGTTTCGCCCCTTGGTACCAGCCCGCATCATGTCAACAATCATTGGCGACTTGTGTTCATGCACTTCATCCAGCAATGCAATGTGCGGTCGCGGTCCAGATTGACCATCATCGCTGCTGATGGGCCGAAAAAACGAAGCCGTTTTATGAAAGGCCAGGTTCCATTCGTGGCCGCGGCCTCCGGATGGCTCCAGATGTTGTTGCAGCCAGGGCGATTGCTGCATCATGGCCACTGCATCCCGAAACAAAATCATGGCTTGGTCTTTTTTGGTGGCCGCTGCGTACACTTCTGCACGCGCTTCGCCATCCGCCATCAGACCATACAGCCCGATCCCAGCTACCAGCGGTGATTTACCCGACCCTTTCCCGGTTTCGATGTACGCGGTGCGAAACCGTCTAAACCCGTCTTTCCGCTGCCAGCCGAACAGGCTGCCCACAATAAACGCCTGCCAGCCTTCGAGCGCGAACGGCTTACCCTCAAATCCACGGCTGGCACGGCCGGTTTTTCCATTCCATGCCTCGCCCCCGTTAAGGTGAAGTAGGTCTTTGAAAAACCCGATAGCCCTTTTTGCCTGATCCGCGTTGTAGACCAACCCGCGTTTGTGTCCGTGTTCCAAATCCGCCAAGTGCCGCTGGCAGGCGTCGCGCACATGGGGTCCTGCAATTATTCGTTTGTTGACTACAGCGTGTGCGTAGCGGGTTGCTGGGTCAGAAATATTTGGCGGTTGGGTTTTTATTGTCTGGGCCAAATAGATCACCCTGCGGGTTGATGCAAACCTTGCTGCGAGCTGCTGGGGTCATGCCGAATTGCGCCATGATTGCGGTTGCCTGTTTGAATGCCATGGATTGCGCAATCATCCAGGGCGACAGGCTGACCGTTCCGGTTTCTGCAGAACGAGCCAGTGGTTTTTCGCCTGCGTTTGCTACTGCTAGTCGGTACATAGAAACGGCATTGCACATCATCTCCAGGGCAACCGCATCCAGTTGAGTCAGCACCCTGGCTTGGCGCAGTTTAGGCGCCAAATCATTCCAGACTGCTGATGCTGCTGTTGATAGATGAGCTGGTGGCGTCAGGTCCTGCAGATAATCCGGATCCGGCTCATTTTTGTTGAGCGCCCGCTTACCCGCGTTCCCCCCGACTACTTTCAGTGCGGTTGGTTTAGCTGGGCGGCCCATACGGAATCCATTCGTCAAAATTCCGGTTCAATGACTTCACCCGGTCAAAAAAATCTTTGTAGTAGTCAAACAGTGGTGCGCACCGCGTGATTGCAGTTTGCTCCGTCCTGGGGTTGGTGTTGATATTCGCGCTCGATTCGACCACGATTTTGGCGCCCGACTTCAGCGCCGCCAGCATCACCTTGCTGTGATTCCGGAACACTGCAACCCGCCCCCCCGCTGTTCTGGCAATGCGGCAGAGCTCGTCATGCGCTGGGAATATCTCGCCTACGTAAGCATCAAATCGGCCGATTGTTCCGCTGTCCAGCCATGCATCCAGCGCCTCGACATCGGCACTCGCCATGCACCAGGTGGACAACAACACATAATCCGCCTGGCTGTGTTGCAGGACATGCGACAGGTACGACAGGCTGTCGATGTCACCCTGGCTGATGACATGCCAGGATTCACCGTCAGCGATTTCTGCCGGCAACAGCGTTTTCAATTCAAGTTCCGATTTAGCCCGGCTGGCCTGGTGGGCTAGCCGGGTTCGGATGGCGCGGTTTTCGGCTTTTTTCTGTTTCCGCGATTCGCGGAAGGCGCGGTCGTCGGTTTCGGCAATCAGGAAATCCGAAAAATCCGCGATACCACAGTCAAAAGCTTCCATGACCACCCCCTATCCATTTCGCGGGTGTGCACAGAAATG